GCTCGCTGCCACTTCGCAGGCCCAGGCGTCCGGCTCGTCGCCGTCGCTCAGGTCATCGAACTGGCTGTCGTAGTCGTCTTCGTCCTCGGGGGGCTCGCACCACTCGGCATAGGTTGTCGGCATCTGTCTTGCTCCTGAGCACTCGTCTTGAGTGCGTGAGCGAGACTTTAGTGGTCACTTGAATCCACTGTCAACAGTTGTCACTTAACTTTTTGCAAGCGGACGCAAAAAAACCGCCTCGCGGGCGGTTGGTGGTGAGCGAGTCCAGATCAGGGCCGCATGCCATGCTGCTTCACGAAGTCGGCTTCGAGCTTCTCGCACACGCCAGCCACAAAGCGAGCGCCGGCTGGGGCATGTACGGCCCGCTTCTGGTCGTTCCAGCAGTGTTCAATGACGCGGCGTTGCGCACTGCGCGCTTGGGCTTCTGGGGTGTTGCCAGCCATCAAGGCCAGCGTGACTAGCGCGCCCAACACGCCCGCGACAATCCATATTCCGTTGCGAGACTTGGGCTGATTTGACCCGCACTTCGGGCACCGTGAAACGTCATCGCTGATGTGCGCGCCGCATGCAACGCATGAAACAAGGCTCATGGCTTCTCCAAGTAACCGACCTGAACGGCCAGGATGCGCAGCCTGTCGCGCACGCTGTCAAGGTGCTGATAGGCGCTGTTCCGCGCGACCCCGGCCCAGTGCGTGGGGGTTCTCGGCGCGTATTGACGAATGTACAAGTTGCCATCTGCGTCCGCTAGTAGCACGCTCTTCCCTGCCGTTGGAGCGCGCTCCGGGTCGAAGATGGCGAAGTCTCCAATCTCCAAGCTGCCTGCGTCATTGGTGCTCATTGAATCGTCGCGCACCTCTAGCTTAAATCGCTGCCGTAGATCACCAGACAAGATCGACTCCCATGCTTTCGTTGGAGCGTCAATCATGCGGGAACTGTCGATCAAGACCTGAGCTAGTGCTGCGTCGATTCGCTGTCCATCATTTTGATGATGAGGGGCTGCGTCGAGGTAGCCATGCGGCATGCCAAGGTTGCGCTCCCAATTGCGAGCGGCCTTCTCACCAAAAGCATAACCGCCCATGAGTTGGGACAGGTAGGACGCAGCGGATGGCTTGAGTCGTCGCGCTCTCACGATGTCCGCGACCTGCCCATGCGCAGCCACCCAGGCCCGCAAAGCGGAGCGTCTGCGCTCTTGAACGTCATCTTCGGATGTCATGGTTGAACGGTAGCAAAGCGACGATAAGCAAATACTTGACGACCCGAGAAGCATGCGCTAAAGTTAAGCGATGGACTTCAATCAATGGCTTGACGAAGAGCCCGGCCGCGCGGCTCTTGTTGCGGGGCGCTTCAGGATCACTGAATCTGCTGTGTCTCAGTGGCGCGAGAAGGGCATCCCACGCGCTCGCATGCTGGATGTCAGAGACCTGACGGACGGCACCGTCACCCTGGAGGCGATGCTGGCTTTTGCCGCCCGCCGCAAGACCGCAGGCGCGGAGGGCTGAGATGAAGAAGCCATCACGGCGCATTGAAGCCCGCCGCAAAGCGGCCGAGGCGCGCGAGAGGTCGCGCATCCTGGCGCTTGCCTGCGATGGTCCGATTACTTTGGATTCGATTCTTTGGCCGGGTCCCCGAGCGATTTGTACGCTTCCTGGAGCTGCAAATCCCTGCGAGAAATGCCCGCGACGACAAGCGCCTCTATCTCCGAAAGAAGCATGTCCCGCCGAGGCAAGTGAACAACTGCCGTCAGCGAGCGCAAGCTGTCCGACGCAAGAAGATGGATGTGGGCTGTGACGATGAGCTCGGCCTCTGTCTTTGTGATCTGCAAGTTCATGGGCTTTCCTGCCGTGGTGGCAGTTGGTGTTGAGGAGCCTCAACTCTGCCACGGTGGGGAAGCCCGCCCATTTGAGACTGAGGTCTGAGCCATGCGCGCTCACAGCCTTCGCTCCCACGCCGCAGCCTGCACAGCCAGTTCGGCCAGCAGGTTCTGCACGCATCGGGCAACCCAGTACCTCACGGCCCAGGTGGCGAACTCTTCGTCGGTCAGGTGTTTGTTTGGCATGACCGAAGTCTCTTTTTTTCGCCGGTTTTCTAACGGCATCAGACGGAAACACGCCATGCCGTCACTTACCACCAGTCAGATGACCTTGAACTTCGAGCCCGCTTTGCCAGACCGCTTCCCTTCGTTGCGCGAGTTCATCGCCCACCGATCCGGCGTGGTCAGCAAGACGCCAAAGCAGCAGGCCGCCGACATGGACCTCTCGCCTTCGATGCTCAGCCGCAAGCTGCACCCGACGGAGAACGACACCCAGCGGCTGAATTGCGATGACTTGGAATCCTGGCTGAAGAGCACGGGCGATGCGCCGGCCATCGTGGAGTACCTGGCTGCGAAGTTCATGGACACCGATGAGGCCCGGCGTGCGCGCACCTTGTCGCGGCTGGAAAGCATGCTGCCGGAGTTGATGAACATGGTGGCTTCATCGAGGGCCGCAGCATGAGCGACTACGCCGCCTACGTCGCCCGCAAGCTCTCCACGGTGCCGCCCACTGGCATTGCATCGGACTTCACACTGCCGGCCTCGCTGTTCCCGCATCAGCGCGCGTTGGTTTCCTGGGCGCTGCGCCGTGGCCGCGCTGCCATCTTCGCCGACACCGGGCTGGGCAAGATGCGCATGGAGTTGGCATGGGCTGACGTGGTGCGCAAGCACACCCGCAAGCCCGTGATGATCCACACGCCGCTGGCCGTGGCTGCCCAGCTTGCCGCAGAGGCCGCGAAGATCGGCATCGAGGCGAAGGTCTGCCGCGAAGCATCTGACCTTACCGATGGCATCAACATCGCCAACTACGAGCGGCTGCACAAGTTCGATACGTCGATCTTCGGTGGCGTGGTGCTGGACGAAAGCGGGTGCATCAAGCATCACGACACCAAGACCTTCGCGTCGCTGACTGACGCCTACGGCGACACGCAGTTCAAGCTGCCAGCCACGGCCACGCCCGCCCCGAACGACTGGACCGAACTTGGCACGCATGCGGAATTCCTGGGCATCTGCACGCGTCAGGAGATGCTGGCCGAGTTCTTCACGCACGACGGCGGTGACACCAGCGTCTGGAGGCTGAAGGGCCACGCACGGGAAATCTTCTGGCGCTGGGTTGCGACATGGGGCGCGATGATCCGCAAGCCCTCAGACCTGGGCTTTGAGGATGGCTTGTACAGCCTGCCGCCGCTGCATCTGCACGAGCACTTCGTGGACTTTGAGATGCCACTGAACGGGATGCTTTTCGCGGCTGAAGCGCAGACTCTGAGCGAGCGGCGCGAGGCGCGCAAGGCCAGCTTGCAGGACCGCGTGCAGGCGTGCGCAGAGATGGTCAACGCGCAGCCCGATGATCCGTGGCTTGTGTGGTGCGACCTCAATGCGGAGGGTGACGCACTCACGAAGGCCATCAACGGCGCTGTTCAGGTGGCTGGCTCTGACACGGTGGATCAGAAGGAATCGCGGCTGATCGACTTCGCCCAAGGCCGGACCCGCGTACTGGTCAGTAAGCCCTCGATCTGCGGCCACGGCCTGAACTTCCAGCACGCAGCCCGCATGGCCTTCGTCGGCGTGACCGACAGCTACGAAGCCTTCTACCAAGCCGTGCGCCGCGAGTGGCGGTTCGGCCAGACCCGGCCGGTGCATGTGCACATCTTCGCCAGCAAGGCCGAAGGCGCAATCGTGGCGAACCTGAAGCGCAAAGAGCGCGAGGCCGGGTTGATGGCCGACAGCCTCAGCGCCGAGACGCGCGATGCCGTGATGGCTGAAGTCACGGGGCTGGTGCGCGAGACGAATACCTACAACGCCGACAAGCGCGTGGCGCTGCCGGCCTTCATGAAAGCTGCCGCATGAACTGCCTGGATCAAGTCACTGCCGACAACTACACCGCCATCCGTGGGGATTGCGTGGAGGCCATCAAGGGACTGCCGGATCACAGCATCGGCTATTCGATCTTCTCGCCGCCGTTCGCAAGTTTGTATACCTACAGCAACAGCCCGCGCGACATGGGCAACGTGCGCAGCGACGAAGAGTTCTTCGAGCACTTCGACTACCTGATCGCGGAACTGCGCCGCGTGATGATGCCGGGCCGCGACGTGTCGTTTCACTGCATGCTGATGCCATCCAGCATCACCCGCGATGGCGTCATCGGTCTGAAGGATTTTCGGGGTGACCTGATCCGCGCCTTCGAGCGCCACGGCTTCATCTTCCACAGCGAAGTCGTGATCTGGAAAGACCCGGTGACTGCGATGCAGCGCACCAAGGCCCTGGGCCTGCTCCACAAGACCGTGCGCGAGAACGCGGCCATGAGCCGCCAGGGCATCCCTGATTACTTGGTGACGATGCGCGCGCCTGGCCAGTCTGAGCGCGTGACGCACGGCGCAGAGTACCCGGTTGATCTTTGGCAGAAGGTGGCCAGCCCGGTGTGGATGGACATCAACCCGAGCGACACCCTGCAGTTCCGCAGCGCCCGCGAGAACGACGACGAGAGGCACATTTGCCCGCTCCAGTTGGAAGTGATCCGCCGTGGCGTGACTCTCTGGAGCAACCCCGGCGACATCGTTCTGTCTCCGTTCATGGGCATCGGCTCTGAGGGATTCGTCTCGCTTGAGCTGGGCCGCAAGTTCGTGGGCGTCGAGTTGAAGGAGAGCTATTTCCGCCAGGCGGTGGCGAATCTGGCTGCAGCGACTGCCGAGCAGACACAAGACCTGTTTGCAGCATGACCGCCCACAGCACCCCGCGCCCGCTCTCCCCCTCGCGTCATAGTGACTCGCAGGCCAGCATGGGTCTGTGCGATGTCACGCAGTTGGCGCTGGACTTGGAGCCGCCCAAGCTGAAGCGCCCGCCTGAGTTGATGGCCATCGCCCGCAAGCAAGGCGACCGCGCGATTGAAGCTGGCGTCGAGAAGGCCAGGAGCATTGACCCGGCCTTTGTCGAGAAGGCTGGCGTGCACATGCTGGCCTACCTGAAGGCGCATGGCGTCAGCAGCGGCGAATTGCTGACTGACAGTTGCAAGCTGGCAGGGATCGTTTCGACTGACGACAGGCACTTCGGCGCGGTCTTCCGTTCGCTGCTGCGCCAGGGCCTGATGTATTGGGCTGGGCCGTGCAAGCGGGTGAAGGGGCACGCGAGTCGCGGTGGCAGCCGGTATGCGCTGGCGGGGGCAATGGGCGCATGAAGTTCTACAAGCGATTCCCCGGGGACATCAACATCAAGACGGGGCATCTGACGCCATCGCAGTTTGGCTGCTATGACCGCCTGCTGGACCACTACTACGCCACCGAGCGACCCATTCCAGCCGCAGGCGCGCACAGCATTTGCCGCGCCGTGACTGCGGCGGATCGCCAAGCCTGCGACGTGGTTCTGGCCGAGTTCTTCGTCTTGACCGCAGCCGGCTGGGAACAGCAACGCGCTGAGGAAATGATCGCTGAAGCGCAACCCAAGATTGAGGCCGCAAGAACCAACGGGCTCAAAGGCGGACGCCCGGTAGGTTCAGGAAAAAAACCCAGTGGGTTATTTGCACAAACCCAAAGCGGAACCGAAACAGGCGATTTCGAGAAAGCTAGCCAGAGCCAGAGTACTTCTTCTCCTACGTCGAAGAAGAAGGCCACGGCTGCGCCGAGCCTTCCGGCCCCCGATGGCGTTGACCCGCAGGTTTGGGTTGACTGGCTGAAGCTCAGGAAGGCGAAGAAGGCCCCCGTCACCGAAACCGTGCTGCGCGGCGCGGAGTCCGAGGCCGCAAAGGCTGGCATGACGATGGATGCGTTCCTGCGGGTCTGGTGCCGCCGTGGATCGCAGGGGCTTGAAGCCGATTGGCTGAAGTCGCACGAGCGGCCATCCGCCGCGAGCAGCGAGCCCGCTTGGCGCACCGAACAACGCGACCGGGTTGCCGAATTCGCCGGGCCTGCAGCCGCCAAGCGGCCCCAACTTTTGACTGCCACTCAGGAGAGTTTCGATGTCGATGCCCGCTTTGTGGGTTGACGAGCTTTTCGCTCGCCTGTCCGTGCGCTACGGCGCTGCGTTCATGCGCCAGTACGCCGATCTGGACGCGGCTGCAGTGAAGGCGGACTGGGGTCGCGTGATGTCTGGCGTGAGTGCCGATGGCGTGAAGTACGGGCTGGAGAACCTGCCCATCGAAAAGCCGCTGAACGCGATGCAGTTCCGCGCGCTGTGCGGCTCTGCGCCGCGCACCGATGAGCGGCTGAAGCTGGCCGCGCCCGTCGCCAAGCCATCACCGGAAGTGCTGGCCAAAGTCTCGCGCATCGGGGCAACGGCCTTCCAGTCCGACCCGCTGGCCTGGGCGCGCAGCCTGCAGCGACGCGAGCAACAGGGCGAGCGCCTGACCCGTGCACAGCGCGATGCTTGGCGCGCGGCGCTGCCCGAAACCACCGGAGCCGAATCGTGATCTGCGAAGCCTGCGACAAGCCCGGCGGCGGGCTTTACATCATCGGCTGCCGTGACTGCAGTTTGCGGCACATCGCCCGTGGACTGCACTTCTGGCAGTCCATCCGCGAAGGCAAGCCGACGAAGACTTACGCCTGCCAATGCCGCGCGCTGGGCAAGGCGAAGGACGTGCACGCTGAGGTTCAGGCCACAGCGGCGCATCTGGCGAGGCCATCAGCATGAGCACTTTCACAGCCGCAGACGCATTCTCTGAGCTTGCCTGCCTGACCGACCGGCAGCGCGAAGTGCTGGTGCTGCGCTGCAAGGGCTACACCACGCGCGAAGTGGCCGAGCGCATGGGCGTCACGACACGGACGGTGGAGACGCACAGCGCAAGGGCAAAGCGGGTGACGGGCCTGACGTTTGGCGAGCAGGCTGTGCTGGCTGCGAAGGCCGGGTGGGTCTAGAGCATGACTGACGACACCATCGAATCCGCCCTGATTGCCGCCGGCCACAAGCCCGGCACAGCCATCGACGCGCCGACGCTGCGCCGGTTCGCCATGCTGATCGAGCGCGAGGCCATCGCCGCTTGCGAGGAAATCCAAGCCCGCTACCCCATCCGGCCGTGCGTCACGGAGTCGGTGGGCGATGCGCTGATTCGTCAGGGGCGCAACGTCGCGCTGAGTTGCGCCAATGCGGTGCGGGAGAGGTTGCAGTGAGCGCCGCATCCCGCATGAAAGGCCAGCGGGCCGAACGCGAGGTGCTGAAGCTGCTCGGCGACGAACTGGGCCAGGAGCTTCAGCGCAACCTGCAGCAGACGCGCGAGGGTGGCGCGGACTGCACGATGGTCAAGGGATGGGCCATCGAAGTGAAGCGCCAGGAGCGACTGAGCCGCCCGGCCTGGTGGGCGCAGGCATGCGAGCAAGCCCAGCGCGCGGGGGCTGAGCCGATGCTGCTGTACCGGCGCAACCGCGAAGACTGGCAGGCATACATCCACACGACGGGCGGCGCGTACCGCGAAGGAACGCTGATCGACGCAGCGTGTGCGATCCGTGAAAAGTGGCTGTCGTGGCCGTAACTGGAGCAAACGTGAGCAGGTACGAAGAACTGGTCATCGGCACGCTGAAGCGCGCCGGCAAGCCGCAGAACACAAGCACCATCGTGCGCGCCGTTCGCGTCCACGAGGAAGGCATGCGCCTCACGATGCAGCGCATGTGCCGAGCCGGAACGCTGCTCACGGCATCGGCTGGCGGGCATGTCATGTACGCACTGCCAAGTCAGCGGGTTCAACTCGACGCATGGATTGCCGAGATGGCTGCGCAAGCCCAGCGCAAGGCCGACTCCATCCGCGCGAAGCAGGACGCCGCAGCCGCAAAGGCCGCAGCGAAGGCCGCGCGCCGCGAACGCTACCCGTGGCCCGCGCGCAGCCCGACGCGGGACGCCTGCCGCCCGGTGCGTGTCGCCAGCGTGTGGCAACTCGGGGGCTTGGCATGAGGGGCCGCCCGCGCAGCCCAGCAGGCCACCTATCGCCCCGCATGCGGCAGTGCCTGGACGTGATCGGCGACGCAGGCGTGAACGGCATCGGCATCACTTCGCTAGCGGGTCGCATGGGCGTGGGGCTGGCGACCGCAGGCACCTACACGAATCTGCTTTGCGCCAAGGGCCTGATCGTCTGCACTGGGGGCCGTGGATCGGTGTGGCGGCTGAGTGAGCCGCGCAGGGCGATGGCTGTGCAAATGGTGTGCCCTGCGGCCAGCGTTTGGAAGTTTGCCGAATCGCTGGGCAGCACATGACCTGCACAGCCTGTGATCAAGCCAAGGTGCGGACCTGCGCCGACTACCGGCCGGCGTGCATGGGGTGCCGCGCCAGGTCGATTGCTCGCAGCCGAGCAGCCCGTGATGCGTGGCACTCGGACGGCAGTGGCGAGACAGATGACTTGGTGGCAGCCATTGCCAGGATGCTGCCGATGCAGAGCGCCGAGTCCGGCTGGCGCGCGGTCTTTGACTGGTGGCAAAGAGACGAAGGAGCCCGATGAGCAGCTTCCAAAACCGCTACGCGACGGCGATCAGCAGCCGCCGCCTTGTGAGCGAGCCGGACACCACGACCTCAGACACCGACGTGCTGGGCGCGGCCGGGCTTGCTGGAAAGACTACTCGCCACGTCACCGGGAAAGATGGCCGGGTGCACGCCGTGCCGGGCCATCCGCTGGCGATGTCGATGCTGCGCCTGCTGATGGGCGACGCCAGCGAGGGCAGGGTCATCGTGCGCATCCTTGCACCGATGGTCTGCAACCACGCCGAAGCCACGGGCCTGCGTCCACGCATGAGCGCCACCGAGGCTGACGACATCTCGCGCGCCGTGTTGGGTTGGTGCCGCGATGCGACGTGCAAGACATGCCACGGCCACGGCTACAAGGTTGCGGCCGGCGTGATGGGAACTGGCCGCGCGGTCATCGGCGACGCACCGTGCGACGACTGCCACGGGATCGGCCAGCGGGCATTTACTGGCATGTTTGATCGCAGCCGCCAAGAGTTGGCTTGCTGGCTGCGCGAGGTGATCGAACGAGAGGTTGCGATGGCTGCGCCGGCTGCTATGCAGGCGCTTGCGCCGAGGCTGGATTTGGATTGATAACGTTGCAATTAAGCGGTTGCTGTAGGCAGTCCGCTTGAATTGCGTGTTAGGGCGCTGGTTGAGAAACGAACGAAAGGACGATTGACATGGAATTTCAAGACTTCCCGAAGATGGCGCGGCTGACCCGCGAAGTGATCGTGACCGAGAAGATAGACGGCACGAACGCGCAGGTTTTCATTGGCGAGGATGGCGAGCTGCTGGCAGGAAGCCGCACCCGCTGGATTACCCCGGCTGACGACAACTTTGGATTCGCTGCATGGGTGCAGGCGCACCGCGACGAGCTGCTGACGCTGGGGCCTGGCCGCCACTTTGGCGAGTGGTGGGGTGCCGGCATTCAGCGCCGGTACGGCTTGAGCGAAAAGCGATTCAGCTTGTTCAACGTGCAGCGGTGGGCGTTGCACGGCACTGCGCCGAAAACCTACCCGACCGCCGACCCGCGAGTGACGCGCACGCAAGACGTGCTGCCGCCCTGCTGCGGGCTGGTGCCTGTGCTGTACCAAGGCCCGTTTGACACTGCGGCAGTTGATCGGTGCATTGAAAGCCTGCGGCTTACCGGCAGCGTGGCCGCGCCCGGCTTCATGAAGCCCGAGGGCGTGGTGGTTTTCCACACAGCCGGCAACGTGGGATTCAAGAAGACGGTGGAGAAGGACGAGGTGCCGAAGGTTCTTGCCGCGCTGCAGGTGGCCTAACGTCGAAGCTAAGGCGCAGACGCGCCAGCGGCTGTCGCCTTGAGCGACCAGTTAGGCAGCATCTGGTGGAGAACCGACCATGCCGATAAGACCTGAGAACCGCGCACGCTACCCGAAGGACTGGAAGCGCATAGCGGACGCGATCAGAGAGCGCGCCCAGCAGCAGTGCGAGGGCTCGCCGGCCTACCCGGACTGCCGCGCGCCCAACGGTGAGCCGCACCCGGTGACCGGCTCGCGGGTTGTGCTGACGGTGGCGCACCTGGACCACACGCCGGAGAACTGCGAGCCGCACAACCTGAAGGCGATGTGCCAGCGCTGCCACCTGACGTATGACGCCGAGCACCACAAGCGAACCGCCTACCGGACCCGCAAAGATGCGGCGATGACGGCGGACCTGTTTTGATGCTGCCTAACGTTGCCGATAAGCGGCCCGTACTCGGGTCCGCTTGATTGGCGTGTTAGGCGTGTGGTGGAAAACCGAGAGGAACTAGGAATGCAAAGAACGATTGAACAGTGGCGCGGCTGCGACCCGCAAGCGATGGCAACCGAGCAGAGCGCAGAGGCCCGGATGTTTGCGCACCGAGACGCACGCGCCGACATTCTGGAGCTGGACGGCGAGCGCGGCGTGCTGCTGGGACTGCTGACCGACTGCGCGGCGGTGCTGCGCACGATTGACCCTGACGACAGCGACGAGGCCGAGAAGCTGGCCGACCTGCTGGGCGCGATTGACCGTGCGCAGGCCCCGACCCGCCACCAAGGATCATTGCTGTGATTGACCTGACCGACAAAGTGGCCGCCTACGCGAACGCGCTGGACAGCGACATTGATACCGAGCGATTTGAGCAGGTGCGCAACCGCGCTTTGTGGCGTGGCTGGATTGGCACGATCTACGGCGCTGGGGTGGGCACGGAAGCGGGCTATGCGTTTTGCACCAAGAACGACGCGCTGGCGAATGCCAAGCAAATGCGCGAGCAGTGCCGCGACATTGTGCGGGCCAGGAATGCTGGCGGTGCGCAACACGCCGAACGTGGGAATTGAGCCGCCGTACTCGGTCGGCTCGAATGACGGGTTAGGCGTCACCCGCGACGACGCCAACTGACAAGGAATGCTTGACACATGGAAACCGAAACGACTTGGACGAAGCTGCCGGCCATTGAAGGCAAGTTCGGAGGCTGCTTGTGCTGTGGCGTGCGCGCCAGCTTCTTCCCGCCTGACGGCGTGATTGCCGTGGGCTTTGGCTATGCCGGCCTGCACCGCGACGGCGAGCCGGTGTGGACCGAGCCCAACGAGCCGACCGACGACGACGCCTACATGACCGGGAAGATTGCAGAGGAACGGGCCGCCGCCGACCCTGACCACGACTGGCGCATTTTGCTGGAAGGCCCGCTGTCCGGCCGGACGTACCAACGCCACGGCCCCAACCATTGGGCGCTGGTGGAACAGAACATGGGTTTTGCGTGACGCCTAACGTTCGAGTTGAGCCGCCGCCGTAGGCGGTCGGATCGAACGAGGGGTTATGCGTGTGGTGAACGAAGGAACGAAAGCGAGCATGAATGAGCTGGCACTATTTGCAGGGGCAGGAGGCGGCATCTTGGGAGGGCACCTCCTTGGATGGCGCACCGTCTGCGCTGTTGAGCTTGATGCCTACGCCAGAAGCGTGCTGCTTGCCAGGCAGCGCGACGGACTGTTGCCACGGTTCCCGGTGTGGGACGACGTGCGGACCTTCGACGGCAAGCCCTGGGCAAGAACAGTGCATGTCGTGTCTGGTGGATTCCCCTGCACCGACATTTCAGTTGCTGGCGCAGGAGCCGGGATTGACGGGCCTGAAAGCGGCCTATGGCGGGACATGGCGCGGGTGGTTCGTGAAGTTCGACCCCGCTTCGTGTACGTGGAGAACTCCCCAGCTCTCACTGCTCGGGGACTCGGAACCGTACTCGGCGACCTGGCCTCAATGGGGTTTGATGCTCGATGGGGCGTGCTTGGCGCTGACAACGCCGACGCTCCGCACGAGAGAAAGAGACTTTGGATTCTGGCCGACGCTTACAGCTTCAATCGGGGCGAAGTGTGGCGGTCGGCACCGCGGCAAGGCGGACACGCTGGCGAGCAGGCTGGCCGAGACAGAGGGGCTTTCGACTTCATCGACTGGCCGCGTGAACCCGACGTGGGCCGAGTGGTTGATGGGGTTCCCCGAAGGGTGGAGCGACTGCGCGCCCTTGGAAACGCACAAGTTCCACGAGTGGCAGCGGCAGCATGGCGCATGCTGACTGCCGGCACGCGGAACACGCATAACGCTGAGCTAACCGGACCACAAGGGCGCTGATGACCTACGAAGAAGCCACACTGCCGACCGCCCTTGTGGGTCCGGTTGAGCGACGTGTTATGCGCCCGGTGGAGTGCTTACGCACTGTGGCGGCCTTGTACGTTGAGCCGAAGGGCTGCTATGTAGGCGTGCCGGGTGTTGACCCGTGGGACGAAGCCCGCGATGCACGCACCTACGCAGGCCCGCACCCGGTGGTGTGCCATAGCCCGTGCCAGCGATGGGGCAGGTTTTGGCACGGCAGCACCCGCAAGCCGCACCAGTACAAGCTAGGCGACGACGGCGGGTGCTTTGAAGCCGCACTGCGCGCCGTGCTGCGCTGGGGTGGCGTGCTGGAGCACCCGGCACACAGCAAGGCGTGGGAGGCGTTCGGCTTGCTGAAGCCGACGATGGGCAAGGGCTGGCAGCGCAGCGACATGGGCCACCCGAGCAGCGGCTACTGGGTGTGCTACGTGGAACAGGGCCACTACGGGCACACCAGCCGCAAACCGACATGGCTGCTTGCCGTGACCGACAGCAAGCCGCAGGAACTGAACTGGACAAAGGGCGAGCAACGACTGCCCGAATGGATGATTGAGCGCTACGGCTACGAGAAGGCCAGGCGCATCGGCGTGGTAGCGATGGTGGGCGGGAAGAACAAGACCGCGATCCGCAACGCCACGCCTGAACCTTTCCGCGACCTGCTGCTGTCGATAGCGCGGCAGGCGCATAACGTTCGAGCTAACGGGGAGACGACGGAATGACGACAGGCCCGACAGATGCAAAAGTGACCACAGCGGCTGGCGGGCCTGGCGGCATGCCGTTGGCTCTCCTGTTGAGCGAGGGGTTAGGCCCCAACGCACAGGCGTGGACATGCTTTCACTGCGGTGAAGTGTGCGCCGATGCCGAAGCCGCGCGCCTGCACTTTGGCAGCAGCGAACACCAGCAGCCTGGGTGCCAGATTGACCTGGCCGAGTACCGCCGCATGGAGGAAGTGAACCGCCGCCACTGCGAGGAAGACACCGAACTGCACCGGGCGCTGCACCGCATGGAGTGCGAGCACCGCACGGCCCTGGTGCGCGCAGAAGAAGCAGGCTATGCCAAGGGTTTGGCAGCGTTGAAAGCCGGGTGGAAGTTTCAGCGCATCGACGGCGGCGTCTCGATCACACACACATCAGGCATGGGCGTGTTTGTGCGCGAGAAGGCGCAAGGTGCCCGCGAGATTCCAGAAGAATTGTTGCACGCACTGGCGCTGGACCTTGGGGCCTAACGCCCAGGTAAGCGGCGCCGGCACGGCGTCCGCTTGACCGACGTGTTAGGCCGGCTGTTTTGTTTGCGCATCACAAATACTTGTTGACAGCACATTGATTTCGCACTACATTAACACCACTGCATCAAGTGACGCAGCAACTACCGGAGAGACAACATGCTGACCAACACACTGAACCCCGAAGGCAAGTACGCAACACGCTACAGCGCACCGTGGACCGGCCAAGATGGCCGCCAGTGGCGCGAAAAGCGCGTGTGGTGCTTCCCGGGCTGGCGCGATTTCATGGAAGTGCAAATAGACGGTGTGTGGCAAGGATGGTGAGCAAGAAAGGCGGCCCCGGAAGGGGCCAGGGCCGCAAGCCGATAAAGGAAGGCCACGAAACCGTGACCGTCTCGATTCGGCTGACGGTGGAGCAGCGCGCCAAGCTGGAGAGGCTGGGCGGTGCGGCGTGGTGGCGTGACAGGCTGGACAAGGCGAAGGAACCGACATGACAGACATAGTGGATCGACTGCTAGCAGGCACGGGCGGCGGCAAGCACTGGATGGAGTTGCACGAAGAAGCCGCGGCCGAGATTAGGCGGCTGCGCACAGACGCCGCCAAGAGCGAGCGCCGCGCCATCACGTTTGGAGACATCGTGCATACGCAAGGACTGGCGATGCGCGCGGCCTGGGTGGACGCGAAGCTGAACGGCTCGGACGCTGGCATGGCGTGGATTGAGAACACGCTGGAAGGCCCCGGCAACCTGCCGAACCTGGTTGCCGCGAAGGCCGAAGGTGGGGCGCAGTGCATGTTCAACCGCGAGATGGCCGAGCACGAAGCATTCAGGGCCGCGCACCCCGCGCCTTAGGGCCTAACTAGTCGATATGCCAACTTTCAAAAGTCGGAACAGTTGGACACGCTACAACGCAACGCCCGGCGCGCACAAGCGCCGACGCGCTGCCCGTGAAGCGGCGTCCATCGCCGGGCCTTCGCCAGAGTACCCGGCCCTTGCACCTCTGCATGGGGACTGGCTGGGCGGGTGCATCAACGGGCATACCGCCATCGTCCGCATGAGCCGCGACGCTGGCCACCGATGCGACCAATGGGCTGCCGAGATTGACGGCGAGGTCATTGCAGAGGCTGCCGGCCTGACGGTTCTGGTGGCGCTCTTGCGCCAGCGGTTTGGCAAGGCCCCGAGCAAGCGCCATCTGGACGGCATACAGAACGGCTACAGCGCCAGGGATGATGCTGACGCGGCTGCCGCACAAGCCGCGCATGACGATGCGGAGCGCAGCACTTGCCAACCCCCTCACCTCATGGCATAGAATCACCGCACTCTACAGAGCCCGGGTGTTCCGGGTACAAAAGCAGGAGCCCGCCATTCTTGGCGGAGCCGACTTCAGATCATCCCGCCCAGCGCAAGTTCGGCGGGATTTCTGCTTTCTGAGCCAGACATGAGCCGGAACGGACCCGCGCGGACCGGCCATCAAGGAACTGCGGGGCCGGCAAAACAGGGACACACGGATGACGCTCACCGGGCGCGTCAAGGCCGCCCGCACTCGTCGCACCATCTGCCGCAAGGCTGACAGCCGGGAAAGACCGGCCCCTACACGAATCCTCTGCCCGCATCCGGCCATCCTGGGCGTCAGCCTGCGGCCGCAGGGCTGTCCCGGCCGGAGGTGGAGAGAAAACACCGGCAGCTGCTGCGTGGTGTCAAGCCGACGTCTCTCCGGACGCACGGCGGCGTGAGGCAGCACAACCAGGATCCAACCATGACGACCCTTCAAGCGCTTCTCGCCCAGTACACCGCCACGCACTGGCAGTCGATCGATGACGATGCCCGCGCGCACCTGGCCGGCTTCGTGGTGATGGCGTTCGCGCCAGGCGCTGAGCCGATGCGCATCAACCCGGCCGCGCTTGCGCAGGCTTGACGAGAACCTGAAATGGCCAAACTCGCACACATCGACGTGGTCACCAACGGCCCTGCGCTTATCCGCACCGCGGCCAACGTGCTGCACCTTGTGCCTGCGGCGACGGCTAGAACGGTGGCAGCGACTACAGCCGCCAGCCTGCTGAGTGCATCGATGAGCAGCGGCGACTACACGATTTCAGGCACCACGACCGCTGTGCTGACGGTGTCTGTCAAAACGGCCACGGCTGCAGCGTCTTCATCCAGTGGCGTGTCGCGAGAGTGGCGTTTCTGCGATGCCACGCGCGTGCTGTGGACCACTGACGAGACAAGCGGCGGGGCCATTGTTTCGGGGACGGAGTACACGACGCCTGCACTGCAGTACAGCAGCGCGCAGCCAGTGTGACAACAGAGGCTCGCTGACATGCCATTCGATCTAGGCGTACTTGGTGGCCCTGTCACCTACACGACCGGCTTGTACGGTCAGGCGGTGAATGCAGGTACTCTGCGGAAACTGGGGTTGGGTGGGGTACTGCCATCAGCCACGCAGTTCACAGTGAACTGCACGGTCCTGAAGACTGGTTCGGGTACCCATGTCGCTTGTAGCCAAGTCGATGCGTTCTGGCTAGGTACTTTCAACAGCCTAACCGCCGTTGCGGCTTACGGGTCCGCCGCTGGTGCTCTAGTGGTAATGACGACCAGCGTGAACATCTCGGACGGCAACCCACACACGCTCAGGCTGGCGATGAGTCCTACCGGCGCGGTGCTTCTGGTGGATGGCGCTGTGGCGGCGACTTCGGCAGTGACCCCTGCCACAGCCGGTGTTGTGACGGGCGGCTTTTTCGATGTGCGTCACCTCAACGCCGGTTTTGGGTGGCCTAACGGCTGGGTGGATGAGGTGGCGGTATGGTCTTCGTACCAGCCTGACCCCTATACGCCAGCACTGATCGGCAACAACGCGCCGGGTCTTGTCTCGGTGTGGCACCTGGACGGCAACTTGCTGGACAGCGCCGGTAGCGCGCCCACGATCAGCGCGCAACCCAGCGGTGCCACGGTGACAGCGGGCGCGACGGCGACGTTCAGCGTGACCGCGAGCGGCGGCACCACGCCGTACACCTACCAATGGCGACGCAACGGCATCGCCATCAGCGGCGCAACCGCCAGCGCCTACACCACGCCCGCCACGACCCTCAGCGGCGGCACCGCGAACAACGGCGACGTGTATTCGGTGGTGGTGACGGATGCAGGAGCGGCGTCAGTCACGTCGAGCGGCGCAACGCTGACCGTGACCAGCAACGCGGCCACTGCCATCACGCTGACTGGCCCCTCGACGGGCCCGGCAGGCGCGGCTTCGTCCAACTTCACTGCCGCTGCGAACGGCGTCATCACGGGCACCGTGCCCGTCACGCCATCGGACAGCGGCGCTGGCGGCACGTTCACCCCAGCCAGCCTGAGCATCAGCAGCGGCACGCCGACAGCTACTTTCAGCTACACGGCCAGCAGCGCCGGGGCAAAGACCATCAGCGTCTCCAACGGTGGTGGATTGTCGAACCCTGCCAGCCTCACGTACACGGCTACCGCGCCCGCGCTGTACGTCCGAGTAGACGCGACTGAAGCTCTGACGGGCCAGCCGATCATGGTGCTGGTGCCGAGCGGCGCTTCTGCTCTGCCCTACAACGCAGCCAATCCGACCCGCGTCGTCATCTACTGCCACGGCCACGGAGAAGACCAGACCGCACTGCTCAGCGATCCGATCAAGAGTGCGTGCGTCAACGCGCTGCTGAATGCCGGCTTCATCCTGGCTGGCTGCAATGCGTTTGGTAGCACCTGGGGGAACCAGGCCGTGGCGGACAGTTACGCCGGACTGGCGCGGTATCTGAGGGCCAACTACAACGTGCACCCGGCTGGTGTGGCTGTGTGGTCAATGAGCATGGGTGGCCTGCCTGGCACGGCAATGGTCGTGCAGCGAAAGGCCGGCCCCATTGTTGGCTGGCTCGGTACTTATCCCGTCTGCAACTTGGCGAATCTGTACAGCCTCGGAACCTACACCGGGGTCATCAATGCAGCTTTTGGAATTGGCGCGGGTGACGCCACCTACGCAAACAAGACCGTTGGTATGGACCCGGTGCTAAGGGCCGCATCAGACTACCGGGACACGCCCGTGCGCATCTACAGCAGCAGGAGCGACACGGTGGTTCCCGGCGAGCAGAACGGGGAACTGTTGGCGACACTGCTGGCAGGCTCGCGCATTGAAGCCACGCACGTCTCGTGTACCGGCAATCACGGCGACCCGAGCCATTTGGTGCCCGCCGAGTATGTTGCGTTTATTGACCGCTGCTACAGCTACGCCACGCGCAGCACCCGCACCGTGGCTGTCACGATCACGACAGACGGCACCACGCCGCGTGCCAGCGAGACCGGCTTGAAGTGGAGCGTGCGCGAGTGCAGCGTTCCAGGCGGGGTTTACGGCCCGGTGATCGCGCATGGATCAAACGGTGCCATCACCGGAGGCGCGGGCCTGTTCAGCGTGTCGGTGTCCACGTACATCGCGCCCGGTTCGACGGTTTGGCTTGACGTCACAAGCAGCGACGGCACCACGACGCAGAGCCCCATGGGCTGGCAGTGGAGCGGGCCGTTGGTGGTGACCTGATGAGCGCCTACGCGCCAGCGATCTACGCCGGTGGCAATGCGGTCGCTGGGCCGATCTACGGGGCCGCTGGTGGGGCGATTGCGCTGACGGGCGACAACTGCGCACAGTCAAACGCATGCACGTCGGGTGCGCTGCGTGCTCTGTCGAGCGAATACACGATCGCGCGAGTGACCATCACAGATGCGGCGCTGCATGAAATCAGTTTGCGCTCTTATCCCTTGGACAACCTGGGTGCCTGATGAAGCAATACACCGTAGGCACCATGGTTCGCGTGACGGCCACGGTCAAGACCGCAGCCGGCGTATTGGCCGACCCGAGCACGATGGTGTCCAAGGTCAAGGCCCCGGACGGCACCGTCAGCACGCTCACGACCGTGCGAGTGAGCGAAGGGCTCTATCGCGGCGACTTCCTGCCCGTAGTCCAGGGCCTGCACCTGTACGAGTTCATCGGCACGGGTGACGTGCAGGCGGCGGCTGTCGGGCAGTTCTTGGTGGCACCGGACACGTTCTAGACCTGGGAATCTGCGGGAGCCGGGTGTACGGGAATCTGCGGGACGCGGGGTGCACGCCTGATGGCGATTCGCATGGCCGGGTGCTGATCGGTGGCCAGCAGGTACAGCGCCCAGCGCGCCGGCTCGATCTTTGTCTTGCCGCGCTCGTAGTCTGACCAGCGCATCACGTCGCCTAGGCCGGCAGTGGCAGCCGCGCGGGCTTGGTTCTGCCCAGCGGCTTTGCGTGCTTCGCGCAGGGACTCGGGCGTCGGCTCAGGGATGTCAGAGAGTAGGTCTAGTGTTTCCATCGCGGTGTCCGTCAAAGAGGGCTTGAGCTTCGCGCGTAAGCCGGGCGAGCATGATCGGCGCGTTGTGTGCGCCGTTCTTCGGTGTGAGGATGGCCAGGGCCTGCGCCGGGTCCGTGATGACTGCGGCCCCTTGCACGAGGTTCGCAGTCACGCCGGTGTCGTGCGTGGCCAGCGGGCCGGCGAGGGTCCAGCGGGCTTGCCACTTGAATTTCTTGGATGTCATGACTCGGGCCTGAAGAAAGGAAAAACGGGGCCTACGGGAATCTGCGGGAACCGGGGAGCACGCGAACTGCGGGAATCTGCGGAAGGCGGGGGTCCGGCGATCCGGGGCAGCAGGGCCATCGGCCGCCAGCGGCCCGGCCGGATCGGCGCATCGGCCGCCAGCGCCCAGCGTGCGCCGGCCTGCATCGTCGGCTTGGTGCGCATCGGCACGGCATGCCACAAGCCGCGCGGCGCAGGCCACCGGGCGCGCGGCCCGGCAGACATCGGCGCACAGTCCGGCGCAGGGATCGAGTCTCGCGGCGCATCGGCGGGCACTGCTTCAGGATCGGCCGCCGTGTCTGCTGGCGTCGCGCGCTGCTGACTCGGCATCGGGCCGAGTGCATCAAGCTCGGCGCAGGACTGTTCCCACGTCAGAAGCCCGCGCGCATGGCGCTGCATGATGTCGGCCACGGCCATCCCGTGCGCCCATTCGGGTTCGCTGGCGAGGCGATCCATCACGCCGGGCGCAGGCACCGTGAACCCGGATGACGCGGCATCGGCCACGGCTTGATGGGCAGAGTCAAACACGGCATGGGTGTAGAACCCGCGCGCATCGAAGGACGAATAGCGGTATCGCCCGGGTTCACTGGCATCAGGCAGCAGGACACAGAATCGCCGGCCGTCCGTGTGGGCGAGTTCGGTCCCGTCGCCAGCAGCAGCAAACGCAGCGAACCCGGCTGCCAGGCGCGCATGTTCTTTCTCGGCGTGGCCGATGAGCATGGAGAGGAATCCATCGGATCGGTGCACGCTGGTGCGCTGCTCAGTCGCCAGCTCTGCGCGCAGGCTGGCCAGCTTGTCGGCGGCATTCGCCAGCGGTGCGGGAATCTGCGGAAGCGGGGGTGCAGGTTCGGAGTCTGCGGGAGGCGGGGTGCAGGCCATCGGGGGCGGATCGGCCGCCACGGGCGCGTCCATCGGGGCATCGGGCCGCATCGGCGCGTCAGGCGCGACGATGGCCAGCGGCGGATCGGATGCAGTCGGTGCGCAGCCGTGCGCCGGGTCGTATCGGTAGACGATGACATGCGGCGCGCATGTGCGAAGCTGGCCGCCGCGTCCGTGTCGATAGCCGCCGTAGCACTTGATCCACACCGGCGCATCGTCGCCCGGCTCAAGAGTGAACGTCTCGCCCTTGCGCAGCTTGCGCATCGGCACCGATTGACCGTGATGAGCCGGCGCAGCCGATACGGGAATCTGCGGGTCCGGGGTACGGGAATCTGCGGGCACGGGGGCAGCCGCAAAACTAGGTGAAAACCCGCCCGCGCTAGGTGAAAACCCGGACTCGGCCACGGCCGGCGCGGCTTCCGACTCGGCCGGCGCATCGGCCGGCGCAGGATCGGCGCAGATGGCATCAGATGCGGGCGCATCGGCCGGCGCGGCTTGCGGGGTGACATCGGCGGGCACGTCGGCGCATTCGGCCGGCTGCTCTGCGGGCACGACATCGGGGGCGACATCGGCCGGCGCATCGGGCACGGGTTCGGGTTCGGGTTCGGGCTGCACGGGTTGAGCATCGATGCCGGCCGGGTCTTCGATTCCGTGCTGCGTGCACCAGATAGCCCGCGCTGCCGCTGTGTCTGCTGCATCGTGGCCAGTAATAACGCGGATCGCGTTAGCGAGCCGATCCGCGTCCATGCCGCTGAAAAGCTGCGCTGCATGCGTTTCAGCGGCTTTGCGAGATCCGAACCCGCTAGCGTCAACCGCGCGGCCCGTGCGCATATCGGAGACAGTCCACCGGCCATCCCGCCCGCGCTTGACGCTGCACAGTTCGGGCAGGCCATCGGGCAGGCCAGCGACTGGCACGGGTGCAGCGAGTGCAAAAGCCGCGCCCTTGTTGTCTGGGTAGTAGGTGACGCCGAGCCGCTCGCCAGTCAGCAGCGCGCCGATATGGTCCCGGTCTTCAAGCTGGGCGGACCATACGCGCAGGATCGACACCGGCCACGACACAGCCGGGCGCGGCTTGGCTTGCGGCTTTTCGACACGCGGGCCGCCACCATAGTTTGCCCAGTTCTTCCGCACGGTCTCGGCCATCTCCAGCAGCCGGCCGCGAGTGCCTTTGACCGTGAACGAGGATTGAACCCCGGGTGCCGGGCAGAAGGCGAACGTCGCGCGCAGGGCTTGCCAGGACCGGACTGGGCCGTGCACGAAAAGGCACGGAGTCTGCGCGCGGATCTTCTGCTGATCCGGCCCGATGGCCGTCGTAATGATGCAAAGCTCTGCCGTCTCTCCTTCATCGGCCGGGCGATAGTCGGGCAGCATGTGCGCACAGTCGGACAAGAGCGCGACTGATGCGGCATAGATCAGGGCTTGATGCAAAGCGGCGGCAGTAGTGAAAACAGGGGAAAGCATGGGAGTGACTCCGTAGAGCGCAGCCGGCCGGGCTGCGTCGGTTAGTGCAGACACACTGGCCAGCGCACCCGGGCGGATGCGCTGCGCCGCTGGGCCCGGTTAAGCGTAGGCGGTCCAATTGCTCGCAGGAAAGACCCTGATGCCCTGCACCGTGGAATGCTGCAGCTTGGATGCAATCGCGTACGAGGCAATGCGGATCGAATCCCGCGCGCCGTACTCGCTCACGCGGTAGCGTTTCGCTGCGCCGATGTAGGAACCCGGTGCCGGCACGCTCTGCCCTTGCATGTAGGCGGCCGAGTCTTCGGACTGGCATCCGATCTTGCGTACTTCAACCATCTGCGACCCGACCAGCGCAGTGACCTCGTAGTAGTCGATGTTGGTC